TATTCCAAATATTCAATTACAATATTTGTTACACCAAGACCTACTCTTTTATCTTTTAACTCAGGATATAATTCGTAAAGTTCTTCGTTAATACCAATCTTTAATAATTGGATTGGAACTTGAATTGATCCATCGTAGTCAGCAACCGAGTCTATTGATTGTTTCTTTTCAAAATCAGCAACATATTGTTCTGTCTTAACAGATCCAATACCCCCTCCGTTTTGAGGGGGTTGGGCTTGTACTGTTTTACATCCAATCAAAAAGAATGGTAATATGTAAAGTAGATTTTTCATTATCCTTCTACTTCTTCTTCGTTGTTATCTTTGTTTTTACCGGCAAAGTATTTGTCGACAGAAGCGATTCCAAATGAACCTAAAGTGATCCACAAGAAACCATCATAGATGAATTGATTGATTGGCATTTTTTGTCCGTGAAATCCAGTGTAGATATCCACACCTAAACAAATTACCATCATTAAAAATGATCCAAAACCTACAATTGATTTTTCGTTGATGTCGTTGTGATCCATAAACATTCTTAATAAGAATGATTTTTTTGTTTTCTTTTGTGTCATTTTATTTTTTTATTTATTGTTTATTACCAAGACTCTTCCTCTTTTTTAGGTTGAGGTTGAGNTGGTTGTTGAGCCGCAGGTTTTTCGATAATTCTTTCACGAATTACACCACCACCATTATTGTTCTCAGTTTTTTGTTTATTTTCTTGATTTTGTTGTACGTTTATTGTGATTGGTGCTTGACCTCCAGTCTGTTCCGTTTTTGTTTCTTCTTTTGGTTCTTCTTCACCGCCACCATATAACATTACACCTAACCATGTTCCACCACCAGCAATTACTGTTGTTAGTGTTCCGATGATGGTCTTCTTTAATCCTGACCATGTTCCATCATTTGTGTCTTGTGTTTCTTCTGACATTTTTGTTTTTGTTTATTTTGTGTTTATTGTTTTACAATTTTTGAAACTTTTGTTTCTCCGTTTTCCATAGTTAATGTAACTAAGTAAAGACCTCTATCTAAACTTCCTAAGTTCTCAACATAGTTGTACTCTCCATTTGGTAATTGACTATCCAAGATCGTAATTAACTTTCTTCCAACAACATCTGAAATTGATAGGTTTGCATTTGTTGTTTCTTTTACTTCAAATGAAATTGTTACTTCATCAATAACAGGATTAGGAACTACAGAAATTGTATTTCCGATTACCTCACCCATATTACTTTTTAATACTTGAAGGATTCCATTTGTTGGTGTGATTGTTAAATCTTCAGATTGAGTTGTTCCTGCAAACTTCAAAGAAGTATAAAGAGGACTTTCTTCCCATAGATTCTGTGGTTGTTTTGCAATAAATTGTAAAGTCACAACCTCATCACCATCTACTAATGGTTGTTCATTATTTGTAGGATCAAATCCACCCCAATCAACTTGACCATCATTTGGATTTATATATGTGATCCATTGCATGGCATTTGATGTTGAGTTAACCCCTTTGAATTCCAATAGGTCTGTATTGTATTTCAAACCAAACTGAAGTGATGATAACTCATTCCCATTTGTAAAAACTTTAACGGGTAACTCAACTAAATTTCCAGCTTCTACAGAAATGTTAGGTACATTTACTTCGATTGTTGATGTTGGAAAATCATACTCAACTTTAGTATCGATTACATTATAGATTTGTGACTCTAAACCTGGCATTGGTCCAACCAATACTTCAATCGGAGTAACACGAGCCATGTTGTAACCTGTACCGTTAGCATCACCAGGAACCATCACATAATAAACCACAGAGTCAGGTTGACCCGGTAAGATATCAAATGTAAAGTTTGTTACACCCGCAATTGTTGATGTATAGTTAGTTGCGGATCCGTTGATTGTTGTATATTCAGATACAGTAAAGAACTTAACATCTTTTGTGTTGTTAGGCCATACGTTAAATCTTCCTGAGATTCTACCAAACACACCCCATACATCGGATATAGTTGTACTATTAGAACCATTCACATCTGCTGTGTAGTAATCAAATCCAGTCATAGTTCCGTTTCCAAGAACCCACTGATTGATTTGTTGAGCGTCTGTTGATGAAATAATATTACCTACACCCATTGTATCTCCTTGAATTGCCAATCTTACATCCCAATATGTTGTGTCCAATGGAACTGAGATGTTGAAGTCTCCGTTGATGTCAGTGACATAAGCAGAATGTTGTGTCCAAGTGTTTCCACCAAATGGTCTTCTTTGTAATGCTAAGTTAAGATATTTGGCAGGAGAACCTGTAACGTTTGTGAACGTTCCATGATAAGCAAAGTTCACAGGAGTAAACACACCACCATAGTTATGAACACTTAATGTGGTATCCATACCATCTTGTTTAGCGGCATACGGTGTAAAAGACTGAGGTCCTGTCCAAGTTAAGTTGGAAATAGACACCAAGTTATTAAATGTTGCCGCTGGTGCGTGAGTAAAGGTAATTAAAAATCTCTCACCATTTGGAATCGTATAAGTCGCACTTGGACCTGTATAAACCAAAGTAATGGTAATGTAACCATTTGTTGTGTTGGTGATAAACTGAAGGTCTAAGTTTGTTGATGATCCGATAAGAGATACGGTTGCATTTGTAAACGCTACATTATCGTAGAATACTCTAAACTGAACCCCTGCAAATTTTGTAAGGGTTGTGTTTTGTAATGTAATCTTCGCATCTGTTGTGCCTTGTGCTGTTGTCCCAACTTGATATTGAGATGCAATAATTCCCCACAATCCGTTGGATGGTGCTGCCGGTACCTGTGCTTTACCGATAAACGGTAATAAAAATAAAAGTCCGAATAATAGACCTTTTAGTTGTTTCATTTTACTAGTTTTTAAGTTTTAATTTTTATTTGTAATCAGAAATCTACCTTTTAGTTTCCAATTGTTTTTTTTATTTTCTCGTATGGCGCTTGCAGAACAATTAAAGAATTTTGCTGCATCTTTAGAATTCAAGAATTCGTATTCATCCCCATTAATTGTGTCAATGATCCTCAAGTTAACCTTACTATTTGACAATTTTTGTTTTTCTAACCAATCGTCATTTTTGAATTTTCCTCCATAATTAGGGTTATTAACACCTGAACTACTTTTAGAAATTTTTTCAATTATTAAATCTCTTTTGGGATTGTTTGAAATTGTGTCTCCCCCTTTAGCAATTTTTACGATATTATACTTAGGGTTTTGATTTAGATAAAAATTTTCTTTTTCGACTAAATGTTCTAACTTACATTCTTCAATAATTTCAAATCTAAAATTATTTTCACCATACTTATTCCAAGATCTTTGTAATAAAATATTTTGGTGATTGTTAGATTTTAATTTTTGTAAATGTTCTTTCCACCTTCTTCTAATATTTTTAGATGAACCCACATAAAAATTACCGTTGATTTGATTAACAATCTTGTAAATCCCAATTTCCATTATTTAATATCTGAACTTTCAATTAGTGTATAAGTAAAAGAGTTTCCGTGAATGTCTTTTGCCTTTCTACAGATCTTCATAAACTCTTCGAAGTCCGCAGCTTTTTTAAACACAGTACAACCTTCCGACCAATTTTCAACATAAGTTGAGTCAGCACCTGCTTTGTGAATATTAATACCAAACACACCTTCAGCAATTTTACTCTCATCATAAGTCATATCACGATTTGCATCACGATAAACTTTTACGTTCTTTGCTTGTTTAAGAGCTTCGTACTTACCTTGATGAAGACCAATAGAGTGTGAACCTCTGTATTGTCCCTCAACAAGTCTAGCAACACCCGCAGCGTTATGATATTCCATAACACCTTTTTTTCCTGGATCTGTGGTTGCTGGCCATTCGTGATATTTCCACACACCCGTTTCATCTTTGTAACTTAACGTAATTAAGTCGTCAAACACATTCGTGACTTTTTGTCCCGTTGATGAGTTTCTTATACTAATAATGTTTACATCGAACCCTTTGTTGTTTGTGTCTTCGAAGTAAACATAACCTTTGGCTTTGACGGCAACCTCGACCTGTTCTCTTGTGTATCCCATAATTCTCTTTTTCTAATAAGTATCTTAAAAATTACTAACTGTTCATTTTTTTACAACAAAAACTTTACTTTGTTGGAGATTTTACTATTTATAGGAAAATCAAAAATTATGATACTAAAAGTTGGATCAGAAGGAGCTGATGTAAAAAAACTCCAAGAAAAATTAGGCGTAGAAGCCATAGGAAAATTTGGACCTAAAACAGAAGCTGCGGTTAAATCTTGGCAAAAAGCAAATGGTTTAAAAGATGATGGTATCGTTGGTGATACCACATGGGCAAAACTATTTGGTGAGTCGGTACCTACCACAGAAGTAATCAAAGAGGATGTGGTTATCCCATCAGGAGGTCCATTAAATATTGAAAAATTAAAAGGTCACCTTCCTGATGCAGTTCTTGCTCAGATTCCTGAAACTGCTAAAAAATTCAATATTACAAATAATTTGAGACTAGCTCATTTCTTGTCACAATGTGGTCATGAGTCAGGTAATTTCAAAGCGGTTAGTGAGAACTTGAATTACTCTGCTGATGGTTTGAAAAAAATCTTTGGTAAATATTTCCCTGGTAATCTAAATGAGTCTTACGCTCGTCAACCTGAGAAGATCGCCTCTCGTGTTTACGCATCAAGAATGGGTAACGGTGATGAAGCATCAAAAGAAGGTTTCAAGTTTAGAGGAAGAGGTTATATTCAATTAACAGGTAAAGCAAACTACACTAACTTTACAAAATTTATTGGTGAGGACTGTGTTTCTAATCCTGATTTAGTTGCAACCAAATATCCTTTGGCTTCAGCCGCATTTTTCTTTGACTCAAATAAATTATGGGCAATCTGCGATAAAGGTGCAGATGACGCAACTGTAACTGCAGTAACAAAAAGAGTGAACGGTGGAACAATCGGGTTACCTGATCGTATTAAACACTTTAAAGAGTATTACAACTTACTTAAGTAAAACACAAAACCCCGATCACTCGGGGTTTTTTTATGATATAATATTTATATCACTCGTAGTTTCAATTACCACTCTCGCCCCACAACTCAACAGTGGTTTGGCATCAACACCGTGTCCTCCGTATATAATCTTAGAAGGTCCTAAGATTTCCACTTCATTACAATAAGTATTTGTTTTACCTTCCTTTATTGTAATCACGGGTAGATCAGTCCCTTTTGTTTTATTAGATCTGACGTTGTGTTGATTAACGTGAATACGTTTTACTTTTGGTCGTGCCATTTCCAACCTAACAATAGTTTGGTAAAGAATCTATAAATCGCTTTTGGTTTTTCTTCAAAGAAGATGTGAAAACTTTTACCAATTTTATAATACCCAACCTGTTTTTGTATTCCTTTTATATTAGGAATTTCTTCAGATCTCATTACCATTTCATCTACCAAATTAACTTTAGTTTCTTTTTTATTTCTTGGTTTGTAATTTCTTTTCTTTTGCGGTACTGGTCTTTCTTTACTTACCGTTTCTTTTAATATTTCTTTTTCCATAATTTAATTTTAATTAAAAATATTTGGGTGTAAATATTTACTTCACACCCAATACTTCTTTCTTGTAATAATCATCAAACCCATCTAAGTAGTTTGTGATTGTTTTGTTTTTATCTGCTCCGATTACCTCATCAATAAGTCCGAACTCTTTTGCTTCTTCTGAATTATACCATCTATCTCTTGATGAAAAATCTAATACCTCTTGGAATGTTCTACCACAATTCTCCGCTAAGATTTTAAATAGGATGTAGTTATACTTCTCCCCTTCCATTTGGTCAATACGAGTATCTTGAATGTTCCCGTGAGTTCCGTGACTCACTTGGTGAGTCATTACTTTTGCATGGATTAAAGATGATCTTTTTCCTTTTGTTCCTGATGATACAAGAACTGAACCCATTGATGCACACATTCCCAAGTTTGTGGTCACAATATCAGAACTTACATAGTTCATCAAATCTACAATACCAAGACCACACATAACAGATCCACCAGGACTATTGATGTAAAGTGTGATGTCTTTCTTCTCAACTGAATCCAAGAACAATAATTGCGCTTGTACAATGTCAGACATGTGTTGATTTACAGGTCCTGATAACCATAAGATACGATCACGCATCAATCTTGAGAAAATATCCATCTGAGTTACTCTCATTTCTCTTTCCTCCAAAATGTATGGTGTTAGTGATGCTTCAAACTGATCTAACGCCAGTGAACTAATTCCTTCGCTCTTTGCGAAACTTCTAAACTCTTTTCCGTAATTCATCTTAATTTGCTTTTTCTAATTGGTCTTCGTTAAAAATGTGTAGTAATCCGTATTCATCCATCTCACCTACAACTCGTACATGTCCTTCTACTGTTTGGAATACTGATACGATTGTACATGGGAACTTATACCCTTTCACTTTGATTGCTTTGTCTCCTACTTTAAACTTAGGTTGGTTTGACGGGAAATCTCCGTCTGATAATTGTGGGTCATCCCACGATGTATTTGTTTGCATAATTTTAATTTGATAGTGGTGCTTTAATTGATGGGTGTGATTGATAATCTTTTAATGTGAAATCACCAACAACATAAGATTCAATACTTGGTCGTGATCCTTCATAAGTTGGGAACTGATTTAGTGTTGGTAACTCAAATGGTTCTCTACCAATCTGTTCTTTTGCTTGTTCAATATGATTTAGGTATAAGTGAGTATCACCCAAGTTTCCAATCAATTGGTCAGGAACCATATTCACTTCTTTTGCCAAAATTGTAAGTAATAATCCGTAAGATGCAATGTTAAATGGTAAACCTAAAAATGTATCTACTGAACGTTGATTCCACATTAAAGAAAGATATTTACCCTCTCTAACATAACATTGAAATCCATAATGACAAGGTGGAAGTGTCATTTGGTCTAATTCACCTACATTCCAAGCATTAACCATCAATCGTCTTGAGTCAGGATTTGTTTTAAGGTCGTTGATTAGGTTTTGGATTTGATCGATCCCTGACAATCCTTCGAATTCTGCTTCCGAACTATTCCAATTTCTCCATTGCTTACCATACACAGGACCGAGTTCACCCCACTTCTTAGCAAACTCATCATCGTTTTTAATTCGTTCAATAAACTCTTCTTTTGAGTATGGTTCAATAGTAGGAACGCCATTTGTGTCTCGCGAATATGATTTTAAGTAATGTACAATATCCTTATCACGAATCACTTTTTTACAATAGTTCTTATAAGCATCACCATCCCATATATGACAACCATTATCAACAAGGAACTTAATGTTTGTATCACCACGAAGGAACCATAATAACTCGGTCACCATAGTTTTCCAAGCCATCTTCTTGGTTGTAAGAACTGGAAATCCATCTTGCATGTTATGACGAATGGTATAACCAAAAATACTTTTGGTTCCTGTACCTGTTCTGTCTTTCTTTTCAACTCCGTAATCTAAAATAGTTTGGAGTAATTCTTGGTATTGTTTATCTAGTTTGTTCATCATCATTTGATTTGTTTTTCCATTCTTTCCAAGTTTCAAAATCCTTGAGGGATTCCAATTTTTTATTCTCCATTTGTTTAGCTTTTTCCGCCATACTAATAGAAATTCCACCAACTTTCTTGTACTGTTCAACTAACCAATCTACAGCACTTTGTTCAATATTATTTTCCATCTTTAATAATTCCTAATTCAATTCTGTATTTTCTTATTTTGTCTCTGACAGGTTGGAACTCATCACCATTACTTGCCTTGTGTCCTTTACCAATCGCATCACAAATCATTGATTCGTTTTTTAAAATAAAAGTCAATTTTTCTTGATTTGTCAACTCATATGGAACAACTTCAGTCCTGATGAACTCACGGATCATAGCTCTGATCTTATCAATCTGTTCTGATGGGTTCTGTTTTGTCCCGTGAACCATCACAGATGTTTGGTAGATCGTTCTACTCAAATCTAATATCTTCTTATCAAATCCCATCTTTATCTGTATTTCTAATTACACCCTCAATTCTAGCTCTATGATTGTAAGAATCCTCAATTACTTCTTTCACATATTCTGTATGTGGTTTTGTTCTATCTTCTTGTCTATGGTAATATAATCCCCAATCTCTATTACCATCTTGTGCCGGTAGTGGTTGTATTTCTTTAACACCATCTTTTATCGCTCGGTTCGAATTAACCTTAAAAATTTCAGACATTAAACTAATATTTGAAATTTCTTTAGTTTCTTTAACACCATTTTCAATAATGTCGTCTACCCTTTCATCTTGATCTAACCAATCACCATCTTCAACATGCTTAACTCCATTTTTAATTGTACTTATAACACTTATGGTACGAATAAGTCTATTCTCTTTGGTTTCTTTTACTCCATTTTCAATGGCATATTTAATTCTAACGGGATCCACCCAAAATGGATCTATGATGTCCTTCACCCCATTTTGAATGGTGTCTTCAACTAGATGAATTGGTAAGTGTGTTCCTTGCTTGATGTCCTTCACCCCATTTTGAATGGTGTCTTCAACCCATCCTTCAATAGGGATTCTAACTGCGCTGGTGTTCTTCACCCCATTTTGAATGGTGTCTTCAACCTCATTATTTTGTTTTGGGGATTCAATTTGATGAACTATTTTACCTTTCATCTCTATTGACCCCAAATAAC